CCAATCATATTGGAATGTAACTGTAAACTCTTCAATTGAATCTGTAGAATTCCAATCTACATCGATTGGCGATATCTCAGATGGGAATATACCATTAAATGTATACGATCTAATAGGTACTCCAGTCTTGGAGAACTGTGTTACTTGAGCTTGCGCCTTGTACAATGTTGGGCTAGCTGAGCCAAAAGCTCTCAAGTTTCCTTGAAGGCTTTGAATAGAATTTGACCACTGCTCCATAGCGTTGCGGATCAAAAAGTCTTCGTCGTTGATAACTGATACTGTCCAGTCACCGAACGTTCTATCTCCAGCCAGCTTAATCTTTCTACCGAAGTATGGTACTTCCATAACTCCTAGCGTTGAAGCAGGAATCTGTGCAGCTTTAACTAGGAAAGGTACTTTAATATCAGCAACACCGTTTACAGGGTTTGTAATCGTTACTTGGAAGAGCGAGTTTCTCGCTCCTCCAAATGTTAGCTGACTTCTAATTTCATTAATATTGAATGCCATGTCTGTTTCTCCCTTGTTTTATTTATTAGAACTGTCCAACGACTTCGGAGAACTCGACACCTGTTCTTACTGCTACAAAGTTCAACTGGATAAAGTTGATTGACTTAGCAGGCTTAATGTAGATGTCACCAACAAATTCATTGCGGTCGATAACGTCGCCGGTGTTGTTTGACCCATCACAAACAACCTTAAAGTCATAGATACCACGGCGACCTTGTATATCACGCAAGAAAGGCTCGACAAGATTCTTGAACTGTGCTCTAGTGAACGGGTCGTTGAATTCGAAGAGTGTAAACTTGGCTGCTGTAGCAATTGCCTTCTCAAGTACGATAAACAATCTACGTACGTTGATACGATCGAACGCAGATGGCTTAGCAAGAAGAGTCTTATCTCCAAATAGAACTGTACCTTGTCCTGGGAATGTTACGACAGGGTTGATGCCGTTCTTATAGAGCTGGTCTCTTTCTGCCTTATTAGGGTTATAAGCAAGCTTGGTGCAGTTCTTAATTACCCCTCTGTTGAATCCAGCAGGTGAGAACCATGGGTCTCTTGTATCATCCGTGCGCACACATAGTCCGGCAACGTCTCCGTTTAGAGGTATGAAGCGATAGAGGTCATTATACTTGTCGTATTGATACTTGTATCCTGAGTCAAGAACAGCATATGATGTGCTTGAAATGCTATTTCTGAAGTCGATAATGTCTGAGTATTCATCACGACCGGTATTTTGTACGACGTCCGTTCTGCTCGGTGAAATGAATGCTACGCAATCTTTTCTCGATTCGCAGATGTTATCTATAATATGATTAGCTAGTTGCTGATCGTTTGCTGCGCCGCGAGCCTTACCTTGTAAGATTAACGATACGTCAACATCCTCAGCTGATGCAAAGTTGTTATATGCATCGATAAGCGATGTAATAGGTATGGTTGACTCATCAGCACCATCCGATCCATTGACAAACGACAGTGAAAGCGGGGTGTTGTTTGAAAGCGAGGTCATATTAACCGCTGTGTTTGTATAACCAGCTACTCTATCTGTATTATAATAGATATAATTAGAATTCTGATTGATAACATCTACAATATAGTTAGTAACACCATCTTCTGTCTTAGCATTAGAAGCTCTTGAAAGTCCTTGATATGCCTCTAGAATAGTACCTGGTACCCCAGTAAATATTCCCTTATCGTCTTCAACAACTAGGTGCACTTCATCAACGGCTGATGAATTGCCAAATTTAGTCGTAAACGACGATGTACCGGGTGCGCTATCAATATTCAGGGCATATTCCCAATGCCTCTTGACATAGCCAGCAGTTGTTGTTGCAACGTTTGCAACAACATGGTCACCAAAATCTGATAATGTGTATTTTTGCGCTGTATCAACAGTAACGTAAGCATGAGTAGCGTTAGTTGTTACAGATCCCTTGCTGGTAATCTTAAGATACTGAGTACCAATTGTTGAATTACCGATAACCAGGAGGTCGTTGACGCTGAGACGCGCGGCAAGTTCAGTTACTCTAGCACTAGCTTCCGTTAGTGTACCTGTTGAGCTATTTGCAATCTTAATTGTTGCTGAACTGCTACCGCTAGTCATTACGATGCCTGTTAGCTGGCCGTTTGAGCTTAAGTTAGCATTTCCACCGACAATATTAGTATTTGAGAAGAAAGCAGTAGAAGTGTCACATACAGATACCTTAAGCGAATTGCCCATTGCGCCAGGATACTTTGCAATGTATCTTACGTTTGTTTCTGATTGACGATCTGTTGCAGCATCAGGATCATTGAAATGATCCATATTCTTAACAAGAAGATGCGAATTTGATGTTACAGATCCGACGTTCGCATAGGCGGAAAGTACACCCGTAACCCCTGTAGCATCGGTTGTATTTGCTGCTCTTGATACATACAGCTTATTACCGTAGCTTAGGAAGTTTGCGGCTGTAAAGAATGTTTCTGGATTAAAGTTTGTTGGCTTGCCGAAGCGGCTTACTAGCGCAATTTCAGAATCAACTAAAACACGTGTATCAACAGGACCCCAACGAAATACGCCTGCGAAGGCGCCTTCTGTCGAAGATACTGCTGGTACAACTGTGCTTAAGTCAATTTCAGATACGCTTACGCCGGGACTGACTTGAAATGGCATTTTTATCTCCCCTCAATGGTTATTAGTATAGCATATTACAATAGACTATATCCTTTATATTTATAAAATATGGTTTTTAACTAGACATCCACTGATTAAAGGACATATTTTCGTCATCTAGGTCCACTACCTTTGGAAGTTCTTCTGCTTGAACTCCTCTCTCAATGATACCGAATGGTACTAACTCTTCTTCTATACGCTGTATATTATCATCGTATAGGTTTTTCCTCACACTAGAATTAACTATCTCTCTAAAATAACTTTGATCTGTAAGCCAAGAAAATAGTACACAGCACATAACAAGGTCATCATTTCCTTCTTCAGCCTCGTAGCTTGTACCATTACTAACAAATCTAAACATTTCATTGATAGTATCATAATCTCTAATTAATAATTTATCACTCTCAACAAGAGTCTTAAAGTTAGAGCAGCCAAGTTTCTTTACAGCTTTGGTTGTTCTAAGCCCGGCATGAGTAGCCTGTGCAAAGCCCCCTGACATAACCACCCCCCGAGTAGTATGACTATGTGTAAATATTAGGTTATCATACTCAAGATCATGTTGTAATATATCTGCAACTTGTTGTCCTATGTCGTTTGTTTCTACTAGAATCATAGAATTATTATAGTGCGAGGCAACTCTATTTATTACCGTTGGGTATAATAAAGGGTCAATCTCCTTGTTTCTATAACTTACAACATCTTTATACGGAAACTCCGTCACATCGAATACTTTAAATGCAGAATAATCCCCTTCTCTTCCGCGTGCTGTATCAACTACCATGCAGTATGTACGGTCGGTAGCAGGGTGCTCATATACCTTCAAGTGAGTATCGTGTTGAATCGGATTCAAGTATACGAGGGTTCTTAGTTTTGTTCCGTTGATTAACGTTGATGATGATCCTAAAAACTCGCATTCAAATTCTTGTCTAAATTGTTCTTCAGATGTATTACGTATCATGTCCTCTTTCCAGGCCTCATCTCGACCTGGCACATTACTCCAATGTACGTCTACTCTACGGTAGGAGTTTCTACCCTGTTCACTATCGGACCATAGCTTATAGAAGAGATTTAGACCGTTTGGTGTAGATGTTATTAGTACTTTTGTTGTTTCCCCAGAGGAGATAGTAGGGAAAACCGAACTAAAGAACGTCTCTTGTATGTGAGACGGTACAAAAGCAAATTCATCAAGATATACGAAGTTCTGAGACGTACCTCTTATCGCTGATGAAGCTGTTGAGCTTGATTGAATCTTTGATCCATTTTCTAATTCAACATTACCCTTATTCCATTCGATAATACCTTGCTGCAACCACTTAGGTAGATGCTCATACGCAAGTTGTATTCTTGAAAGGATCTCTCTTGCTTGCTTTTCTTTGTGTGCTAATATTGCAACAGAGTAGTTTTCATTGAACAATACCCGGTGAAGAATGATACCTACAACTACGGTAGTTTTTCCTACTTGTCTCGGCATCTTACATATAACGAATCTTTCTTGCTCTGAAAGATTAATAATATTCTTTTGATAGTCGTACGGCTCGAATGGAATCAGACCTCGATCAACGTTTACGATCTTAACGTACGTTTCAATAAAGTAGACAGGATTTCTAGCACACTTGACAAACTCGTTAATTTGCTCACGAGTCCATTCAATCTCTACATAACTTTTCTTAAGATTTCTATTACCAAGGTACGTATCATTGTGCTGAGTCATTTGATTGTTTCAATAATTTTTGTAATTCTGCTGTACTACCTACGAAGAGGTTATTATTTACAGTTGTAGGCTTGCTTCCATCTGACTGTTCAAGCTCATTTTTCTTTTTAGAAAGGTCGAGCAGATCTTTGTTTACCTCAGCCATTGTCTTAATTAAATTAGCTGCTACTTCATAACTTCTTGGATGCTGAGACATATCTGCTACATTTAATATACCATTAAGAGCTTCGTTACCCTTTTCAATGATATTGATCATATTGCCACGGGCATAATTAAAATCGTCTCTATAGTTAGGTTCTTTACTTATTACTACTCCCGGGTTTGTGGTTGTTAGTGTATCAAGCGGCGGTAGATCAAGCGCCTTAGAAATTTCATCCATATAACTATACCGATTGTATTGTTGTAACCACACCCCAGTCGCTATTAGCTGGTATTGTGTTTCTATCTATTGAAGCTGCTGCATTAGATGTAGGCTGACCGTTGCTTGTGAGACCTGGTTGTACGGTAATTGATTGATCAATTGCTGTGTTTGTTGTGCTGTTAAAGAAATTTGTATCAGCAAGTGTAATAACTGAATGTTTCTTAATTGGTCCAAATAGATAGCAGTGCATGGTGAAGTCTAACTTCCAAGTTAAAACTCTTCTATCCTCAAAACTACCTTCATACTCATCACTCACAGATACATTTGTTATTACAAGCGGTATATCCATCTTATAGTCTAATTCAGGTATAAGGTTAACCGTTGATGTCCATTCGGGTGTAAAAAAAGGTAGAATTTGTTCTAAGATACGAGTACCGTCCTCGGCATTCTTAACCATAATGTTAAGTTCAAAATCAATGTCATATGGTACAGGATTATAAACATATTTTAAACTGTTAGTATCTCCAGCGAACTCTTTGACTATACCTCTACCTGTAGTGGTAAGTTTTCTAGTAGGAGCATATTTCATACCAGTAATTTCAAATGACATGCGCGGTAGAACAATTGCAGCTGGTCTGTTAAGACTAGGATCACCGTCTAGTCTTGCAAGTGTTTTTTGTTTTGGACCGTAGCTGATAGGTATCTGTAGTGTGGAGTATACGCTCTGTCCTTCTAGATGGGAGACGGGAGTATCCCTTGTGATTACAATATCATTAAAAAGTGTACCAAAATACGTAACGTATTTTCTTATAGTACGGTGGTAGTAGAATGTTTGCCCTAGAATTTTACATCTCCACTTTAATATGTACCTTCACTGAAGGGGTCTTTTTCTGAAAAGTCAATGAACGGGCTAATTTCATCTTGAATAGCCAAATTATCATCAATTACACGATTGCCGATAGGATCTTCAAGAAGAATTGGATTACCAGATTCATCAGTAATGAAGTTTGCAACTATGCCAGAAAGATCAAGCGTTGTTGTTTCGTAAAGAATGCCGTACTCAGTCTGCTCGAGACTATATGCATTGTATAATTCATCAATATACGGCTCACCAGTATTAAATCTTTCATTACTATATTCAAACAACTCACACACTATGTCGTATGTTTGTAATGTTCCTAGCTGGTAGAATATAGCTTCATGTTCTATAAATTTTATTTCAAAGATCTTATTATTAAGGGGGAAGAATATTAAGTCACCTTCTCTTGGTCTTTCCAACGTTGCTTCAGAACCAACCTCATCATTAAATGATCTTCTTGCAACGGTAAATGTTACCTGATCTCGTATTTGTAGGTTAAACTTTGAAAGAAAATCACCATCACCTCTAAACCCGTCAACATTTTTTATATACATTTCGATCGAATACATATCATTAAATTCTGATACTGGATCCTCACCGTATATACTATCGAAGTTTACTCTCTTCCTAGGCAGGTAATAAAGCTCCATACCGTATATCTTAATAGATTCAACTATTAAATTTTCTATAAGCAGCTGCTCCTGACTGCTTTCAAAGTTATTAAAGAAGAAATTAGTTGCCACTTTAGCCTATCATATCCATTACAGGCAGGGAATAGGAAGTTATCATCTCTTCTTCAAGCTTTTCTATGGCGGCCTGAGAATCATTCATTATTTTTTCACCGTTGAATGTGACTCCGCCAGGTAGCTGCAATCCAGTAAACTTGGTAAGATTTGTACCCCATTGATACTTAATCTTTTGTGTGCAGTATTCTTGCAACCATCTATCTCCCCATGCATCAGTAAACACATCTGGATCTACTACTTCATATGCTTCTATTAGAAGATAATTACCTGTGCTGACTTTTTCCCAGGACATATCAACATATAATTTGTTAGTATGTCTATTGTATCTGATTGGCTGCTGACCTACTATGATATCAGTAATAAGAGCTAAATGTTGCATTGTCATGTAGTACGGAACCATTGATACTGCTGTAAGAGTGTACAAATCATTCAGTGCTATTTGATATCTTATATTAAATAAGTCCTGACTACCTACGGTAGGGTCTGCAACCGGAAATATACGAACAGCACCTATAATATTTTCAGGCAGCGTTATGTACTTGTTTGTTTTGTCGGCGTCAGTAATTCGATGCTTATAGTATATTTTCTCTGATCCATCGAAGTGATAATCATAGTAATACTTTAATGACTCATCAATCCGATCCTCAACCTGGTCATCATCAACATTTATTTCAATTACAGGCTTACCCAGCTTTCTTAAGCAGTACTCTTTAAATTCGTTTCTAGAAGTAGGAACAGCCATGTAATTCTCCCGTTATGTATTAATTACATTATGAAATATAGAAATGAGTAACTTCTACTATACTTCCAGCCGGTACAATATCAGTAAAGTCAATTACGTTAGTTGATAATGTATAATTTCCCTTAAGCTGCATCACGCCATCAATTTGTACAATAGTATGATTCTTGCTTAATGGTGTATTAGTTAGGGTGAATGATGATGTAGATCCGCTAGCAGTAAATGAATCAAAGTAAGCACCTAGTGTAGCGGTACCGTTGCTACCCTTTTGACCCTTAACACCATTAACATTAAACGTTGTACTATCACTATTGGTGAAGGTTAATGTATTATTGGCATCAGTATAGGTTGCACTTGATACTTGCTCACCTTTCTGACCTTTAGTTCCGGCGCCATCTAGACCTTTCTGACCCTTAACCCCGGTAACGTTAAACGTTGTTGCATCACTATTAGTGAAAACAATAGTATTATTAGCATCAGTATAGGTTGCACTTGATACTTGAGCACCGTTAGTACCTGTACTACCTTTGTCACCTTTGCTACCAGCATCGCCATTGTCACCCTTTTGACCCTTAACGCCAGTAACATTGAATGTAGTAGCGTCAGTATTGGTAAATACTATAGTATTATTAGCATCTGTGTAAGTCGCACTCGATACCTGTTCACCCTTATTACCTTTGCTACCAGTAGTACCGGTTGTACCGGTATCACCCTTTTGGCCCTTAACACCAGTAACGTTAAACGTTGTTGCATCACTATTAGTGAAGACAATAGTATTATTGGCATCAGTGTAGGCTGCACTCGATACTTGAGCACCTGTGTTACCCTTGCTACCATTGGTACCGGCGTCACCCTTGTCCCCCTTGCTACCATTAGACCCGGTATCACCTTTTTGACCCTTAATTCCAGTAACGTTAAATGTAGTAGCGTCGGTATTAGTGAAGACAATAGTGTTATTAGCATCAGTATAGGTTGCACTTGATACCTGAGCTCCTGTGTTACCCTTGGTGCCGTTTGTGCCATTGGTCCCGGCATCACCCTTTTGACCCTTAACTCCAGTAACATTAAATGTTGTTGCATCACTATTAGTAAATACTATAGTATTATTAGCGTCTGTGTAGACGGCGCTTGATACCTGTTCACCCTTAGTACCCTTGCTACCGGTATCTCCCTTGTCCCCTTTTATACCAGACCCGTCTAATCCCTTCTGTCCCTTGACACCTGTAACACTAAATGTGGTAGCGTCGGTATTGGTAAAGACGATAGTATTATTAGCATCGGTGTAGGTAGCACTAGTAATTTGCGCACCATCTGCGCCTTTATCACCCTTAACACCGGCACCGGTATCTCCTTTGCTACCCTTTTCACCGCCGGATGGACCGATATCGCCCTTAGGTCCGACATCACCTTGCTCACCCTTTAATCCTTTTTGACCAGCAGATTCGTTCAGCGTAACAACTTCTACTTTACTTCCGGACGGAACAATATCAGTAAAGTCAATAACGTCGATTGTTACTGTATAGTTACTCTTAAGCTGCATGACTCCATCGATCTGTACGATGGTATGATACTTACTATTAGGTGTTGTAGATAGTGTAAATGTTGACGTTGTACCGTTAGCTGTAAACGTATCATAGGTAACACCAAAGTTACCAGTATCTCCTTTGATACCTTTTTGGCCTTTTTCACCTGTATCTCCGACATCCCCAACTCTTGCTAACGTAAATGTTACACTAGCATTGTTACTGAAGTTATTTGTGGAATAGTTATAGCTGATTGGGACACTAATATAATTAGTATAAACAGTGTAGGTATCAACTACGTTGAATAGTGCATACGCAGATGAATTAGCTGCATCAGTTACTTTGAGCGTGCCTTTAATTGCTGATGTTGAATCATTTACTGTTGCGAACGCTAGTGATACGCTATTTGAACTACTATCTGTCTTACTAATGTAAAGGGTATTAGCATTATTAAATGTTGTGTTGCTAAACTTGAAGTATCCGTTAGTAGGGTCGGTATTGGTTGTATCGGTAAGGAAGTTATAGTTATACAGTGATCCACCAAAGCTGCCATCTACTCCGCGCTCGCCCTTCTGACCTTTCGTACCTTCACTACCAGGTGAGCCAATACCAGGTTCGCCTTTGGGACCTGTGTCTCCAAGATCACCCTTTATGCCCTGCTCACCCTTTTGTCCCTTGTCGCCCTTTATACCTTTGTCGCCTTTGCTACCAGTATCGCCAGTCTCACCCTTCTGACCCTTAACACCAGATACATCGAATGTAGTTGCATCGTTGTTAGTGAAGGTAATAGTGTTATTGGCATCTGTATAGACTGCATTAGCGACTTGTGTACCGGTATTGCCTTTATCCCCTATTTCACCCTTATCACCCTTCTCACCGGCATCACCCTTGTCACCTGCGCTACCGTTGGATCCGGTAGCACCCTTTTGACCTTTAACACCTGTTACATTAAATGTAGTAGCGTCGGTATTATAAAATACTATAGTGTTATTAGCATCAGTATAAATTGCACTTGATACTTGAGCCCCTTGATACCCCATATCGCCGACATCACCCTTGTCACCCTTGACTCCTGTAACATCGAATGTAGTTGCATCAGTGTTGGTGAAGGTAATGGTATTGTTAGCATCGGTATAGATTGCACTAGAGACTTGATCGCCTTTGTCGCCTTTGTCGCCAGTTTCACCCTTGTCTCCGATAGTACCTTTCTGGCCCTTATCTCCTACTTCTCCTTTATCCCCTTTATCGCCAGTGTCACCCTTGCTACCTTTATCGCCGATGTCACCTTTATCACCCTTGTCTCCAATCTCACCTTTGTTACCTTTGTCTCCGGTATCACCCTTTTGACCTTTGTCTCCGTTACCGTCTAGGCCTTTCTGACCTTTGTCACCCTTATCACCAACCTCGCCCTTATCGCCTTTGGACCCGGTATCACCAGTTATACCTTTGTCACCTTTGTCACCAGTATCACCCTTGTCGCCCTTTGAACCAGTAACGCCTATTTCACCTTTATCGCCTTTGGATCCGGTATCACCTTTAGATCCGGTATCCCCCTTGTCTCCCTTGGAGCCGGTATCGCCTTTGTCTCCTACTTCGCCCTTATCGCCTTTTTCCCCGACTAGGTTTGATGCGATTGTAGTAACAATGTTAGAAAGACTACTGTCTCTCATTTCTATTGTAACGTCTCTATGACCTGAGGTCGTTTGAGCCTGGATTACTATCTGTATTCTGCTGTTAAGACTCTGTAGCGTGTAAGGACTGACATATGAATTGTGAATATGAATGTCTTGTGAGGTTGTATCAATTAATACCCCGCTGGCAATAGTACCTGACTGAATAGTTCCTAGAACTGTTGTACCATCACTGGCTACTTCATATATGTTTATCCAGTAGAGAACTTCATTATTACCACCGCTGTTTCTAAAAGCATATAGACTTGTTACCCATAGACCAGGAATTATAACGGTTGTTAACAGCGCGCCTGGCACCGTGGTAAATTTAGCAATGGTTGTAGGGCTGCCACTAGCTATGTTATTGGTTACTATAGTAGTTCTTGATGGTATTGGGGAGCAGTAGTAAGCTATCACTTGGAGGTGTGA